ATTTTTCCAACCTTTGTAAATGTATCATAAGACTTTGTTATCTGAAACTTATCTCTAATACAAATCAAATGACCACTTCTAAAACTGTTTGTGTTAGTTCCTAACAATTGAGTATCTTCTTTGTATTCCAAATCTTCTGCTTTATAATCTGCAATTTTTTGATTTATAGCATTGAAAGATTTATTCAATTCATCTGCAACTTGCTTATCAAAAATACCTGAGTTTCTATTTATTGAAATAACCATTTTAGTAATACCTCACACAAAAGCAAACGTCACCTTCAATTTCTCTAAGTTTTCTACAAACTTGAAATTGAACACAGCAATAAGGATTATCACATATAGCAAGGTTACCTGTACTTGAGGCTGCATAAGTAGTATTAGCATCAAGGGTCTTATGTATTGTACCCCAACAGCAACTTGTATGACAACCTTCCTCATCTCGCCAGCAATAATCTATTCTTAGATTTATTGGACAGTTTCTTGCTACACTTGGGCAGTTGAGCAAAAAGTGTCCGTTTTCCCAAGCAACCCAAGTTCCACATGCTGTACAGCAATATCCTGCAAAGGGTCCGTATTCAGCACTACCTCTAAAACAGTAACAAGTCTGTTCACAATAATCTGGACTTTCTACACAAAACCAAACAGCTCCTCGATAGCATGCGCAATAGTATAATCTTCCTGAGCACCAGTTGTAGCAACCATAAGCCTCGTTGAACCATTTACAGCAACAAACACTTGTACCTACACCTTTACAATCGTCAATGTCATCACCAAACCAATATCTCAAAAGCCAGCAGGCACTTCTGTTTTCCAATTCACCCTGTCCAGGGAAAGCACATGCAATATAACAATATTCATGATAAGGTGTCCAAGTACAGGTTGTAGATACTTCTGAAATGTATTTTCCTTCATCATCTTCTTCTTGAGTACAAGTAACATAAGGTCCACAAACTATGCTACTATCACAACGATAATAAGAACTGCAACCATTTGGAGCATTAGGGTCCATTGTAATAGAAATAGGACAGCCGCTCATATTACCCAACCATTGAGTAGTCGTAACGAATGAGGCTTCTGAACTGTAAGTATTTTCTATCAAAAGGTTGCCGTTATTGTCAATAGTTCCAAGCCAAACATTTGAAACAATAACGGGTGTATCTGACTTTTTAGGCGGTTTATTTCCTTTTATATATTGTCCCTTGGCAATTTTACCACAGTAGCATATAACACCATAATCTTGTACAGTTACATCTGGTGTAGAGCAGGAAACAAAGCAATTCAAACTTTGTATTACATTATTGAGTTTGGCCCTTTTATATTGATTTTTTACTGAACTGACATAAGTTACTTGATTCATTTTATTGTCCCCGAAACAAAAGCAGAATACTTTACTTTTTCATGTTGTTCATCTTCTGGCCATTCATCGGTTGTACAAACAAACATAACGACTGGGTTAGTAGAAGTAACATATGAAACTTTCAAATATCCTAAACCTGATAATGACTTATCTGGTTTTGTTTCAGAGTTTGAACCATTTATATGAATAAAGTTGATATTTTTATCCGTCTCAAATAATGGGTATTCGCCATCTTTTACAAAACCAACCGGATTGAGGATAAAACTCATTGAAAAGCTTTTACCATAAAGGTAATCTTTCAAATCTAAAACACGATTATATTTTCTTTTAGAGATTTTTTCAATTACTGGCTCTGTCTTTTGTTTTTGTTTTGCCTTAGACTCAAAAGCACGTCTTGCAGTTCTGACAATAAGATTTATCAGTCTAACTTGCTTTTTGTCATAGCCAGCAAAATCATCTAAGAAAACAGGTAAAGTATTAGCTAAGCCCATGGTTTAGGCTCCTTGCTGTATCATACCCATTGCATTTTGCGGCTGTTGAATTACATTTATAATGTTCTGTTGTAATTGAGTAGTCTTTTTCTTATTTACACCCATCTTTTTAGAAAGTTGGGCAGGCTGAGGTACAGCTGACTGATTTACCTGTTTATTCTGGTCCTGAGCAAGAGTAGTTGCAAATGTATCAATAAAAGATTTTCCAAAGTTATTTGTCATAATCATCCTCTAATCTAATATTTAGTGTTTTTCTTGCTAGGGCAGCTACTAATGATAAGGCGGCTGCAGCAACCATTCTACTATCAAAACTTTCAATTCCTGTTTCTGGGTCTTTACTTACAGCAGAATCCAAACCAGGAACTTTCTTCAATGCCTGAGTAACAAAACCTAAATGAGTAGCACCATTGTCATCAGGTCCACCTTTGTTTGGGTCATAAACCCATTCAAGAAGTGGAATGTATTTTGCTACTGCAATCAATTTATCCAACTCTTCAGCCTGAGCTACATCTGCTGAAGGTGCTTCATCCTGATAATTATCAATAAAAGAAAAGTCCATTTTTTATCTCCTTACCAAAACTTTCTCTTAGATTTGAACATCTTTGAATTGGCAGCCTTTCCATCATAAGCAAACTTTTTGATTCCTTTATCTGAACCACCTGGAATGAAAGTATTAGCAATTTCACCAGCAACTTTTGCAGCATCACCTGCATATCCCATTGCAGCACCAAATTGAGTAATACCCTGTTCAGCCCTCAACCATTTTGCTGTTTCATCAGGTGTCAATCCTGCTTCTTTAGCATAAGCAAGTTTCTTTACAATTTTCTGAGCTTCGAGGTCATTCATCAATGTAGCTAAATCCTGAGCATTTACACCTTGCTGTTTCAAAATAGCAATCTGGGAATCTGTATTCAAGTTGTTCATTTCTTTCTGGAAATCCCTATCAAGTTCAGCTTGTTTAGCCTGCCATTCTTGCTGTTCTCTCTGAACATCTAATTGAGTATTCTGTCCGCCAACAGACGCATTTACCTGAGCAGCTTTCTGAACATCTTTGTCTGACAAATCCTTATAAGCATCAACATCAGAAATGTTTGCTTCCTGAGATGCAGCTCTTGTCTTTTCAATTGTCTGGGCTTCAGCAGTACCAGCATTTCTAAGTTTTGCATAATCTGTTTCAACTTGATTCATTCTAGCAAGGTCTTCCTGAGGTGAAGCACCAAACTTGAAGAAATTGATTGGTACAATTGGAATACCAGCAGCAACACCTAATGCTGACATAGCAGCAGAAATAATAGTAAGAGCAGCAGCCCATCCCTTATTTTTTACCAATCTTGTATCTGCTTCTGTATATACATAAGGAACATAATTACCGTTTTCATCATAAGAACCTTTCAAAACAGATTCACCTTCAGGTGTTACAACGTTCTCTAATTCAGCAGGGTCTCCAGATTCTACAGCTCCATTTGCTGCCTGACCTTCATCAGATTCAGTCAGTTCAGATACAACATTTTCTGGAACACCTTGAGAAGTAAGGGCTTCTGTAAGATTTTTTACTTCAGGCTCTTCAACTTTAGTTTCTGAAGCAATCTGTTCAACTGCTTCAGCATTTTCTACAGGTTCTTTTGCTGCTACTTTTGCATCTTCAACAGCAATAGCAGTTTTATCACCTTCCTGAATTGCCTTATTTTTATCTCTTGTTTCTATAGATGAATCATTGTTTTCAAGGGCTTTCTTTTCAATCTCTTTAGCTTCATCAGCTTCTGCATCAACTTCTTTTTGCATTGCTTCATCAGCCGCTTTAGCATCATCTTCTTTCTTTTGTTTATGTAAAGCCTTTTTAGTATCTTTAGCCTTCTGTTTCATAATGGAATCATATGAAGGTGTATTGTTTGGAACAACTTTGTTTCCATTTACATCAATGTTATCGTATTTTGCCATTTTATTCTCCTCTTACTTTGAAAGCCAACTAAGTCCAGTCTGTAACAATGCATTACCTAACTGACTCTTTCTATTAGCTGAAGCATCTGCATTTGCTTTTTTAGTTGAAGCAATGTTTGATGCAGTATCATATTTATTTTTAGCAGCAGTTGAAGCTAAATCAGCTTTATTCTGAGCGGCTGTAAGTGCATTAGTAATATCAGCTTCATTGATTGCCTGAGCCATTGAAGTATTTCTTGCAGCAGCAGAATCATATCCGGAAGAAACAGCATCATTAGCAGCCTGAGCACCCTGAATAGCAGACATCAATTTAGAACCAGAAGTTTGCATTGCAGCTGCTTTTGCATTACGTTTAGCAATACCTGCTTTGTTAGATGCTTCTGCAGCGGCAGCTTCTTTTCCTTCAGCTCCTAACTCTTTTGTAGACTTTCTTTTAGCCTGAGCAGCAGCAACATCACTTGCATAAGTATCACTTACACCTTTCATTGCTGATTCATACTCTGACTGAGCCTTTTTCATTTCCTTTTCATAATCACGAGTTGATTCCCTTCCACCAGAAAAGTAATCAGTAACTCCATCCCATATATCCTCAAAAATCGAAGCCATAATCTATTTCCTTCCTAATAATTTACCTGTGATATATACTTGAGCAAGCGCATCATCTAAGTACCCATTAGTTAGTAATGAAATACCTAAGGCTTTGCTCAAAATGTTATCATCTGATACCGCATGAGTTATATAACCCTTTATACGCATATCAGATTCCAATTGCATTTGTTTTTCTTGTTCTGTCTGTGCAGGAGCATTTGTACTATTGACTTGCTGTAGCCATGTCTTGTAATTCTTATAGTCTTCCATTTCTAACTCCTACATCATTTCTAATTCTGCAACCCTGATTGCTTCTGTTTATTGAAGCATAGAATGCAGCTTCATCAATAGTAAGTTTATTTTGTAAACCATCACCAGTAAGACCATTCAATGAACCTAACTGAACTGCTAATCTGTCAATAAGAACATCAAAGAATGTGTTCTCCGGGAATTCCAAAATAGTATCAGGAACATAAGAAGTAACAGCCATTCTTCCTGCATCATCATGAATAAGAAGATACTTTCCTGTTTCATCATCTGTTAGAATGTCGCTTGCAGCGAATGGAAAATACTTTCCTTTACTAATCCAAGGATTTATTTCAGCTGAATTCCAATGAGTATCAAAAACATAAATGAATGGTGTGTTTTCACCTGCATCAAAATAAGTGGCAACGATATGTTCATTGTCATTTGAAACAAAACCACAATGAAGTCCTTGTTCTGATTTATCAAAATAATCAGTTACATCTTCACCATTCCATAAAACCTGAGACAAAACTCCGTCAGTAAAACTATAAACAATTGTCTTGTTATTGAAAAGTCTAACTGGTCTTGCAGGTTCTTCATCTAATACTGTATCTTCTTTTGTATCAATGTTGTATTTATGATAATCTGTTCCATCAAAGTAATAAACGTGGTATTCTTTTTCAATTGGGTCATAATCCATAAAAGGAACAAATGAATTATCATTTATTTTTCGTAAATACTCAACATCACCAGAAGCAGTCAATACTTCTGGTAAAGTCTGATACCTAACTGTATATTCTCCACCGTTTTCACCATTTATAATAATTGAACCATTTTCAATAGAATAAGTTCCTGGAATGTTATAACTATTTGAGCTTTGATTTAGATAAAAATACTTGCTGTTTCTTGATACAGATACAATTTTATAGCAGTCAGAAGGTAAGTCAGCTTCTGTTCCAGTAAATCTAAACTCTGACATAAAAGCCTGAGAAGTTGCAAGTTCATTATAAAGTCCTGTATAGACATTGTTTAGTAAATGAACTAACAACTGAAAACTGAAAGCCTGACTGTCCTGTGTCTGAGATAATTGTCTGGCTAAATCTATTATTTCTTTGCTACTGTAAGTCATATTATCTATTCTCTTTTATTCTATTTGTTTTGGGGTATAAATTTTCCAGGGTCTTCTTTTGCTTCAGTTTCCAATTCCTTCATTGTATCTTCATATAAAGCAAAAGCATCTTTTGGCTTTTTCTTACACTCAATAAAAAATGGTTCATTACCTCGAAGTCTTATAGCTATTTCTCTAAGCAACAAATCATTTTCTTTTTTGAAGCAACCTTGATAGAATACTTTACCAATGTTGCTATTTATTTCATAAACCGCTTTCATTAGGACTCCCTATACCATACTGCAACATTTGTATATGCAGGCTTTATATCGAATGAACATCCTTCACCAACACTTCCTGTATTACCAGTACCTCCTGCACATGTATTACCATTTACACAAACGCATGTACTTTGAATAATAGGGTTGAATTTCGTATTGCGAGCTCCATAACCTGAGCATTGATATGCATTATTTGAACCTGCAAAAACAACACCTGAAGCATTTGTATCACTACAACCGACCATTGAACCCCAGCTTGAGTTATGTTTGAGCAATGCTATATTGTGGCAGTGACTTCCACTCCATACGAAACAGTGGCAGTGGCTAGCCCCTGTATGACAGTGAGCAGGTAAATTGCAAACCTCAAGAGTTACTGTATCAGAACCACCAGTGCAAGAAACACAAGACTGATTTGTAGTTGCACGTAAGAATGTATCATTCAATGGACACCAAGTACCCTGTGAAAAAGGTATTGTTGTAGTACAGTAGTTCATGTAGACAGTACCAACTGGATAAATGTTATCAAAAGTAGTAGCAGTTGTCCAACGCCAAGACATACAGTTTGTTATTGGGTCAATACAGCTTGAAATTGTCTGGCCACTTGCTATTGGTCTTACCATAGAAACTGCTCTTTTATTTGCAGCATCCCAAACAAGAATGTCATTATCTTCTAAGTTGGTTTTTTCGTCTCGAGTAAGTAATGGCTGGTTTTGAGAGGCATCAATTACGGTGCTATCAACTGTATTATAATAAACAAGATTAGAAGCAGTCAATGCATTCAATGTTGCAATGTCAGTAGCATCTAATACTAATGAACCTAAATCAAACTCACTATTTACTACAGAAACTGGTCCATACCAGTCACTACCTGATTTATGATAGTATCCTACAACTGTTTCAGTTCCTGCAGTTGCATTATAAACTGTATTAGCTAATTCAAGTAAACTAATATTTGAAAGTACACCATCAGGACCTGTTATTGAAGTTCTTGTGAGTGCATCATACCAAACATTTGCAAAGTTTGAAATGTTTGTGAAATGAGTTACAGACCCAGCTGCTGTATCTGAAATTCTCCATTCACCTGTATGGTCTGCTGTAATTGTAGCAATAGAGCCATTTCCATCATAGTTGTTTACTGCAACACCTGAGTAGTCAGTAGTAGCCATTGCAGCTCCATTGCTTTCTCTAGTTACTAAGTAATCACCTTTTGTAGCAACCTGAGTTTCTTCTGTAGCAGTAATTGCGCCATCTACAAATAAGTTTCCGTGAGTAACAATGTCTTTATCTGCAATTACCTGACCTTTTGTTCTAATGTCGCCATCTACATTCAAATTACCATTTACACAATTTACTTTGAGTTTATCAATGCTTGTCTGACAGGTAATAGTAGTTTCATTTGCATAAATGTTATGAGTATCAGAAGTAAATCCAACATCACAGCAAGCAGTAATTGCAACATTACCACCTTGAGCACATAATGTATAATCACCTGCTGAAATTGTTTCTGATTTACCGCAAGAGTATCTTCTGTCAACTGCATTATCATGTACAGAAATTTCTGTACCTTCATAACAGTTTGTTCTATTTCCAACAATATGTTCATTAGAATTTCCACATACTATTTTATTTTCATTTCCCGTAACAGTGATGTTCAAATCACAACCTGTCTCGGGCTCAATACAACATGTAACTACCTTGCCTTCAACTGTAATGTCTCCGTGAACACAAGTATCACAATTCAAATGTTTTATTGGATAAGGATTGCCTGCAACTGATGTTTTACCTTCATAAGAGGCTAATCCTGCTTCATCAAATAAGGAATCTGTATCAGAAGGTTCAAATGTTCCTGAAACTGCATCTTTTGTTTTTACTGTTTCAAACTGTAAATAAGAGCATTCATTGCCATAACCATCACTGTCATAGCATACGCCTTTTCTTACAACTTGACGTGGGCATCCATTTATCCAAGAGACGTTACATTCACCAGATGAACTTCTTTGATTATAAGTTATAACTCCACCTGGGGTACCACAAGTTTCATACTCACCTGTGTTGCAGTCATAACCACCATAAATCTGATGTTTTACTCTTACGTTTGCTACTTCAGTTTCAGGTACTTCAAAAGCAGTTGCATAGAATGTACCAAAAATAGTAAGACCACCGTTTAGTGAATCTTCATTACCTAAAACAACTACTTGGTCAGAATGTTCTGCTTCATATTTTGTATTGTATAATGTATAATCAGGTCCCTGGTCTGTAAGGTTTGGCCAAATGTCATAAGTTGGCTCATCATCTTTGTCATAGTTTTCATAAGAATAAGAAAGACGTTTGATGTTTGACTGAGTAATAAATGAAATCTGGTCAATGTCTCTTCGTCTCAATACTTGAAAGAAATCATATTTAGTAAGACCAGAATGAATGACTAATGCAGTACCCTCACGGTCATTAGAACTAGTAGAAGAAAAAGCTGTATCAATAACTGCACTGAATAAAATTCCGCCGTCTTCATCTGTACCAACAAATCTAGCTTTTCCATTGAAACCTGCTGGCAAATGGAACTGATAAAAATCTGTTGCATCCTTTTTAGTCGGCTCAATAAAAGCATCCATCAATTCGGCTTTTGCTCTTACCACTTGAGCAGTCAAGTCATTTATTTCAGCACAAGAAGCAACTGTCAATGATTCAGCTGATAATGAATGGGTAACATTAGCAGTACCAATGTTTGCTACTGTAGTGTTTGTTTCTAAAGCTTGAGCAGCTTTATAACTGTTCAAATCTGACTGAACATTACAAGCACAGGACAAAGCATCGTTTGCAGTCTGTACAGCATCAGCAGCATCAGTTCTTGCACAGGATACTTTGTTATTCAAGTCTTCTACAATGTCAACTCCATTTACATTTACTTTTGTAAAAGAAGCTTCACTTGCTGATACATTTCCTGCAATGTCGACATCATCATTTATCTGAATGCTTTCTTCATCTTTACTTTCGATTGTATCAACTTTTAGATTGTTTGCTTTTACAGAGGCAGTATCAACTTCAATTACCTGTTCTGCTTTGCTTACTTTATCATCTAATGCAGAATCAATAGAAGCAATGTCAATTTCCTGCTGGTCTACATCAGTTCGTAATTGAGAAACAGCATCTTGTAAATCTTTTATCTGTTTATTTACAACTGCATTGCTTCCTTTTCCGTTTGTGTTATTCAAGCTATTGAGCATCTTATGTTTTCCTTATATAAAAATGGACCATGTCGGATTTGAACCGCTCTACCAGAATGCAAATCTAGTGTGCTAGCCAATTACACTACATAGCCCTTTTATTCTTTATTTATTCTATTTGTTATGAATGATTATATAAGTAAGTAAATAAATAAGATAATATGATAAATAAAATAATTATTATTATTATTTATATAAATACAATAGTATAAAACTTCAAACTACTGTTTATCTTTTGGTTCGAATCCTTGAAGTCCTTTTGTTGTAGCAACCATAGCAGTAAGTACACCTAAAAGTACAACTTCTTTGTCAAAGAAGGCTAAATCAATAGGCATTCCGATAAAATGAGATACTACAAAAATAAGCAATGATAAGGCAATTACTACAATATCAAAAAGAATTACTGTAGCAAAAGCCCATCTTGTACTTGAGAGTGTTGTTTTATCGTCAGCCAAATCTCTAATTGTTTTTAGCATCTTCATTACCTTTCTTTATTTTATTGTCAATCAATAATGTAACTTTAGCAGATATAACAGCAAGCTGATTAGAAAACTCTATAAAGTTTTTGTTCATTTCAGAAAGTATCATATTTTGGGAAGCTACTTGAGTTTGTGTATTTTGAATCTTTTGTTCCACTTCTCCCTTCCATTGACCTACACTGGTCCATAATTTGATAAAGGGAATGAGAAAAATAACAGCTTCAATTCCCAATGCAATAACAATAGTCAAATCCATTTTACCATTCCCTCTCGCTATGATTTTTAGGTATTGCTATAAGAACCTTCCTAATGTAGTCTGGTTCTTTATCAAGCATTACCTTGAATACCTTTACATATTTATCGGATACGGCTTCATTTACATCCTTTTCCATACCTGCGTTATAGTCTTTGGCAAGGTTGGCATTTTTGGCCTGTTCAGAAGCTCCTGAATAGGTTCTGTCTGCATTATCTGCAACTTCACCATCTGTTGTACCATAGTCTGAACTAACGCTTCGGCCTTCTTTTCTTTCATTTCTTTCTTCAGTTTCAACTATATCAGTTGTTTCACCTGCATTTATAAGTTCTGCTAATTCCTGAGAACCTAAGTTTGTATCTGCCCATTCCTCAATGTTTTCAACCAATTGCCATACGTTTGTTATAAGGTTATTTTTCTTTCCCTCATAAGAACCTTTTGCCAAATCAACTGTCATTGACTTTCCAGCATTATAAAGATAACCAAGACCAGCAATTGCTGTAACTGGGTTTGTCAACATTGCCATAGCATTCAAAGCATCAATTGTAGAACCTGCTATACTTGTATAAGTACCAACTGATTTTATATCACCATAGTTGGCCTGATTGAAACCTCTATCATAAACATTGGCAATAACAGAAGCTCCTGCCTTATCTTTTGAACCAAACATTCTTTCATAGTTTGTCAAATGGGCTGTTGTTTCTTTACCAACTGTTTTACCTGTTTTTTCAACTAACGATTTAGTTCCAGCAAATGCTAATGCACCACCAACTAATGGATTGGCTGGCATCATACCAAAACCAATGATTGTAGCAAATAATGACAATGTAGAAGTAGCAGCTGTGGCAAACCATTCTTTTGCTGTCAATTTTTGTTCAGCTTTTTCTTCTTTCCAAGCCTGTGCATATTTTCCACCTTGAACATCTTTTGCACCATGCAATACAGCGGCTGCAGTCATCAAGGCTTTTGCACTGTCAATTGTAGCATCCAATGATTTAGAATAGTTTACCAAAGCCTTCATATCAGACTTATCAAGTAAGGTAACACCATTCTTTCCAGTAATAAGAGCAACTTGAGAAGAATATGCTCCTCTGTTTTCTTTCAGCTCTTTCATAGAAAGGTTGTTCAAACCATACTGACCAGAAATTTCTTTCAATTCAGATGCTTTATCTAATATCATTTGAGCAAGAGCATAAATCTCATTGTTCAATTGCTGCATTTCCGGCTGTTTATCAAGTTCTGCCAACTCAATACCTTTACCTAAAAGGTCTTTTGCTAAATCAAGATAAGCACTGGATGCTAATTGGTCTAACTGGGTGTTTATACTTTCTACCTGGGTTTTCAATTCATTGAATGACTGTAAGTCCTTAGCATTAGATGTATCTATTTTTGACAATGTATCTTTCAAATCATTCAAGTTCTTGAATTCCATTGTAATGTCTTTTGAAATGTTTGTGGCAGAAGCAGGATTGTCTCTACCAGCTGGAGTCAGGTCTGAAATAAGGCTATCTATACCAACTGTTCCTTTATCTGTACTACCTGCAATTTTTGTTGTATCTTTGAAATTGTCATAATCAATGCTTGATGTAATTGCATCATAGTTGAAGTTTAGCATTGAATCATTTATATTAGATAAAGCAACTGCGGCCTGATATGCATTGATTTCACCCCTAGCATATTTATCCATTATATCTTGTTTTGATTCTGTGGCAGCTGTATGTGTAGCATTAGTTGCTTCATTACGAGCAGCTTCCATTTTTTCTTCTTTATCTGCTAAATTGTTCTGAGCATCCATTACAGCCTGTGCGGCAGCTCTTACTTCCTCTGGAATTGAACTTGTTGATTTTGAATTTTCATAATCTGCAATAGCAACTTCGCTAAGAGCTTTTGTAACCGATTGGGCAAATGCAGATGTAGATTGACCTTTTGAAATTGTATTACCTTTTGAATCTTTCAAATCCCAAGAACCATTAGTCCATGCATTAGGTACAGTAACAGTACCTTTGGCTACAATTTCTCCTCTAGGTGCAATAACTGCAATGTTGAAAGCTGAAACACCAAGACCGGCTCCTGGCCTTGTTGCTATCATGTAATTACCTTGTTCTTTTGCAGATGTATCTACAGGAAGTGCAAAATTACCACCTTTGAAGTCTCTCTGTGTCATTGTCTTTACAATTGCTTCAGCAGCTTTTGATGCATAATTTTTATCTTCTTTAGAAAGCTCAAACTTTGAAGTACTTGATGACAAAATTTCTTCAGCAGTAAGATTGTAATCCATACCTGCTTTCTGAAGGGCCTGTGTAAGTTCGCCCCAAGCAGTAAATTGAGCCTGATATGCTTTTTCATATTCTTTTTCAGCAGCAGCTAATGTCTCAGCAGCTGAATTTTTCTGTTCTTCTTTTTCAATTGGTTCATATAAGCTTGCATAATTATCAATAAAAGCATTCAATGTATCAAGCTGTTCCTGAGCCTGTGCAACCATTGCTTCATTTTCTGCTATTTCTGCCTGAATGTTGCTAGCTACTGTTTCAGATAAATCTCCTCTACTTTCCAAAGTATCATATTGAGCTTGAAGGTCTTGGATTTCTCTTTGTGTATCTTCAATAGTAAGTGGAATTGTTTCAAAATCACCCCAGTAACCCATTGGATTACCATAATCATCAAGTTGCTGGTTTCCACCTCTTCCAGTCATGCCCAAAGCAAATTCATACATTGCGTTGAATTCTTCCTTAGTCATTCCATTTGGGTATTGAGAGTTTTCTTCTTTTGCGGCTTCTACTTTAGTATCTGCTTTATCCTCTGCTTTTGATTCAGATTTTGCTTCATGTTCAGCATAAGTTTCACCTTTATCATTTACAAAATCAGCAAAAGGGTCTGAGGCTGTCTTTTCCTCTTCAGATAAGTCAGAAGTAGAAATCCACGACAAATCAACAGGAGTGCCATATTCTTCCTGCTCAGCTTCTGTTTCATTTATTGTGTTTGTATTGGCTTCCTGCTCTTCTACTGTTGAATTTTGTTCCTGGGTATCTTCTGATGCAGAGTTGGCACTTTCAATGGTTTCTGTTTCAACAGCATCAGGTTCCATTCCACCTTCAGCATCAAAGCCACCTTCTCCGCCTTCTTCATCTATTGTAGCATCTTCCTCAAAATCTGACCAGTCAAATGGGTCATAGTCGAAATCCTCAAATCCTTCTTCCATGTTATATTCCTTTATTCTATTTGTTTATAATGATAATAAGAAGTAATATAAAAGTAAATTATAATAAATAATAAAATAATAAAAATTATTATAATAAATACAATAGTATAAAACTTCAAATTACCTATGCAATGGCGCATTTGTATTCTGAGATACTTCTTCCAAGTTCATTGTAAATGCTGCAACGGAAATGTAATCATCAGATTCAATTCCAAACCTAAATGCTTTACCAACATTATTTGGGAAAGTAAACTCAATCTTTTTCAATGCTGTCGCATCCCAATCTTTACTTGTTATTTTGAAATCAGAACTAATACGCTTAGGCATATTATCATGCATAACATCACAATACACTTTACCAGATACTGTATCATTTTTATCATACCTAAAGAATGTAATATCAATAATAGCATTTTTGAATAAGCTATCATTTTTACCTAAATACTCAGTTTCAAACTCTAATGGCAGCCATTCAGTTTCATCTGTCTTATAAAGTCTAAACTTTTTATAATTGAAACCATTTGCTAAAATCATACCTGAATCGGTACCTTCAAAATGGTAAGAAGTATCAATGTTTTCTATAACTGCCATATCATTCTGAGATTTAGCAATAATGTTTCCATCTTCTGTCAACATATATAAAATCTGTTCACAAGAAGAATAAATGGAATCAATAATCTTTCCTTCTCTGGCCAAACTGTCTGCAATCTGCAATGTATTAGAACCTGTAAATAAATACAGTCTTTTTTCAAATGGTGAATAGAAATATGCTTCTGTTCCTGAGTTGGCCAAGAATTGCATACCTAAAGCATAACAAGCAAATGAACTTTCAGATGTTGTATCACCTGAACCTAAGTAGTAAATTGACTGTCCGTCAAATGAGTAGTTGTAACCATAAATTGTAAAGATTGTAGAACCTTTGTAAACTTCTGTTGTTGGATTATAAACTGGGAATGTACTGTTCTTTGTTCTGTATAATCGAACTGTATAGTCATCAGTCATATCAATGTTTGAAGCAAGGTAGTTTATACCAGTTATAATGGAAGCTAATCCCATTGGATAAAAATAAACTGTTGAAGTTATATACCAAGTAAAGTCTTCTTTATCAATATCATAAGTAGCAACACCATAATAAGCAGTTTCACCACTTGCATTACTTTCCATCTTTTTACTTGTCTGATACTTTATATCTGTTGTATCAAGTGAGTGAGTATAATAATGAGCTACTGCATCATCTTTGTAAGTAAACTGATTGTAAAGTAAAGGTTTTGTTATTTCCTTTTTGTTTGAAGCTAATTGGTATGTCAAGTCTTCTGTTTGAGTTGACTGAACTGTAAGAGATAACTGTATAGCAGGAAGTAAATAGGAAACTGCCCTTTTCTTCATGTCAGTCATATTTTCATTATAACCAGAAGCAGTAAAGTAGTTATCATTACCTTCTGTATCTGTATCATCTAATGGGCTTGTTTTACCTGTAATGGCATCAAGTGTTATAATCTCTTCACCATTGTAACCAATAAATCCTCTCTGTCCATAGAAAGATTCCGCAGAGTCAATAAACAGGTTGTTACCAGTCAATGTATTTGTTTTATAAATGTAATCAGCAACTTTTGTAAGCTGAACATCACCATTTCTTACACCTTTTAGAACAAGGCCGTTACTGAATAATGCGGCTGTATTTTCATCCTGAATAAACAACATTGAGTCAGCATGTTTTGAAACAGAAGCTGATGTCAATAATGTTCCGTTCATAGATGTTGACATATACTGAAGTCCAAAGTATTGGTCTTTCAAATTGAGTTCTGGGACTATATCAACATTGAATGGAATGTTTGAAAGTATTGCTTGGTCACCTAAGTTTGAAGCACCAACAAAGTTTACCCAGATGTGAGAATTTTTATCATTTATCAAGTGATATTTATAATACCTTCCAGTCTGTTGCGCATCATTTGTCCAACCAGAAACAGTTGCTCTATCATTTGTAGATGTAGAAGCAACTAATGTAATTGGGTCCAAGTATTCAACACGAACACTGTTTGAACCACTTACTGATGATAAACCAAAAGAAATTATTGCAGTTGGATATTCTTCAGCAAAACCTCTGTAATATGAAGTACCATTATACTGCTGTTTGATTATACCTTGTCTAAAATAACATCTTGCCCATCCAGGACCATAATCCCAATATCTACCTTTTGATTCAGCTCTGTTCATTATTGCATATTTATAAGGGAATGGGTTACAACCATTAGTAATGGAAACAGTACCATTACTCCAAGTAAGATTACCCCAAGAGTCTGAAAAATCAATCTGTTCGATTATTACATTAGTTCCTGCTACAGTTGGTTCAGTAAATACAGCAGAAGATAAAGCAGTAAAACCACTTTTAGCACTACCGTCATATCCCCTTACATCTCTATAGTTTGGTGATAAAATAAGAGGAACATTATTCTCTAAATCAAAACCAGCAACGTAAGCTTTTGTTCCTGTTCTTGTTCTTGTATATCCACCCCAAGCAGTTGCTCCGTTTGCAGAAATTGCATTACTGTTCAACGAATTGTTAGATGAAATGTCCTGAGCATCTGTACCTGCACTAATCTGCTGTCCATAGGCAATACCATTACTAAGATAAGAAAAATCATCTTGCGTAATTGTAATAGAAGACAATGAAGTGTTATTTGCTCTTGAGGAAACAGTAGTCAAAACAGGTTCACCAGTCAAAAGGCCATTTGCACCTAAACATCCCCAGTATTTATATTTTACTGCTCCGTTTTCAAATGTAAATCTTTTACGTAAGTCAGTATCATCTGTACCGATTGCTACATAGTTGGTTGAGTTTTTTCTATAAACTAATACATATAAATCCTTACCTGTAAGATAAGCATAATCTGTTGTTCTTGTTTCAGTAATGTCAGCAGTATCATCTACTGTATATTCTGTTATAGTTGTTTTTGGGTCTGTATAAACGGCCTGTAAAACAAGATAGATGTTGTCATCAGCTTTACTTGCTGCTCTTGTATAGTTTGCAATTTTTACATTGAAATAAAGAATGTCAGTCTGGTCTACCTGATATGTTTTTGAAGCTAAAACATTATTATCAAAATCAGAAACAACTACTGTATAGTCCCTTTCACCCTGCCATATAGAATAAATCTTGTTATCCTTACACAAAGCAGAAGTAAGGTCACCAGACCATAGATTAGAAATATCTGCTACAGAATCAATAACAAAAGAATTATCAATAGCATAAGTTCTTCCGTTTTCATCTGTCAATGTACTGTTGTCTGTTTTTGTAATTGTATGGCCAGAAGTAGTAAATACTTTTGCTTCTGACTTTGTATACATTGGGCTCAAAACAGATTTGAACTGCAATGAGTTCTTTTTATTGAGAACATCTTTTTCTTGTGTATCAATTGATTTTATAATGAAGTCATCCGCAGTGTTTACGAAAGAATTCAAAGGTATTGTCATATTACTCATTTTTAGTTTCCTCTAATTTTTGCCTGAACTTTAGGGTTTGAATAGTCAGAATAATTTGAAATTACATCTGCTACATAGCTTCCTTTTGAAGGTGCGGCATATAAACCATTTGCTACATTATTAGGTACATCTGGATATAAATAGTCTTTTCCATCACCGCCCTGGAATGTAATTGAAACATCCTTAGTTCCATCATGGTTATCTTTCATATTGAAACTGGCAACTGCTGATGAATCTACAAATGTTGCTTCTGCGTTTTTATTTCTCTGATTTGTTCTTCTGTTTTGAGCTAAAGTTTCGTTATTGATACGAATAGACTTTGGCCTGTTTACTGTAGCATTTTGCTTTTTACCGAAATCCTCAAACTGCTTCTGATTTATTCTCAATAATTTACCAAAAGCTTCAGATGAGATTACTTGCCTATTCTGTTTGCCATATACATTTTCAGATTGCTTAGAGCCAGAATAATTCTTCTTTGCCTGCAGTACTCTATTCCATTTATCAGGATTAGCTGTATAAAGATTTTTGAATAGCTTTCTGAATTCTTCCTGTTTCATAATCAATCTATTTGTTTATAAAAAAAAATAATAACATAATAATAATAAATAATAATTATGTAAATAAATAATAAAATAAATAAATAAATTATAATAATAACAATAGTATAAAACTTCAATAATAATTATAAATAAATACAATAGTATAAAACTTCAAATCTTATACTTTTGATTCTGCATTTCTATCTGTAAGATAAGTGTTTACAGCATACTTGACTGAGTCGGCAATGTCTGGGTGGAACACATCATCATCAACTTTGTAAATGATACAGCCCTTTTCCTGATTCCATTGCCATACTAACTGGTCACATTCCATATCAAAGAAATCATCTTTCTTTATTTTTAGATTACCTACAGCTAACTCTTCTGCTAATCTAGCCCATTGATAGTTTTCATCAAGCTTGTAAGCATTCTGAATATTCAATACACCTTGATTATAAATATCCTGAGAAATCTGCTGGTGGGAACTATCTGCAACTACTTTGATGTCTTCCATTGGAACATTGAATTCATCATGCAACTTGTCAACCAATTCCTTCATTTGCTTTACAATGTCAGAAGAAGCAGTTTTATTTTGTTTCCATTCTTTATAAAGTCTCATTTGTCCTGTTGCTTCATCAATAAGAATAGGAGCAAATGAAGAATAGTCTGCCCAACCATAGTCAACACCAATGTATATTTTATTAGGTTTTATATCTACTGATGAATAGTATTGTCTTGTAGGTAAAATCATTCTTTCAGTATCATAAGCAACTTCACCTAGATACTCACGTCTAAATGTAATGTTATCTTTAGACCAATGATTGTCAATCAATACCTGCTCTAATGCATGATGGTAATCTGGAATAGTTGGGTTATCTTCCATTGTAGCATGTGAATGAGAATATGCAGGGTCAGAAAGAATCTTTTCCCACATTGTTCCTGCATAAATAGGAGCTGTTCCTAAACAAACTAATTCACCGCCACGTCCTTTGATGATTGGTCCAATAATGTCAGTAAGTAAATAATAAAGACCTTGCTGAGACTGCATTTCATCAATAATAAACATGTAAGTATCACGTCCACGGAGTTTCTCTCTTTCTGCTTTACTGTTATTACCCCAAAGCTGAATATAATTTCCGTTAGCCAAAGTTATAGTATAAGAACCGTTATCAATTTTTTGGGTAGCAATATGAGCATCTTTTACTGCTTCTTTTAGCTGGTCCCAATACAAACCTGCTGTCTTTTCAACAGTAAGTCCCATAATAATTATTTCACGTTTCTTTGTATCTTTCTCTAGGGCAGCTTTCAATGCCAATCTAACTGCAGTATGAGTTTTACCTGCACGTCTACCCCATAGCATTGTTTTCTTTTTATTTATATCATCAAATACATCTCTTTGATAAGGAAATAATTTATCACGTAAAAGATATTTTGAAAAGTCGGTGTCTTGTTCTTTTTTGCTTTCAAGATATTCCTGAGTATCCTTGTAAAGGTTTTGATAAAGTTTCATTGTTGACAAATTCTGCCAGGCAGACTTATCCATGTTTTTCTCAGCATTCTTGAAAAACTTTTGCATTACATTTGCTAAATGAGAATTTCCTTTTGTCTGTCCGTTGGCAAAGTATTCCTGTACATTCGTATAGTAGTCCTCTACCATATCATATTCGGCAGGATTGCGTAAAAGGTTGCCGTTTATATAAACCTGATTATGTTCTTTGTCAACTGTAATTGTTTTCTTTGGTCTTGCCATAAAAATAAAAAAGCTCTCCTATGTTACAATCTATTTGTAAATTGTTATAGGAGAGCTATTCTCTAGAGGTAGTATTATAAAAGATTAGACGTTTCCGCCTTCTTCCATTGCCTTTTTGAGGTCTTCAGCCAAAGTATCATCAGAGATTGTATTCTCTTCAACTTCTGCTGGTTCCTTATCCTCTTCAGCTTTGATTTCATCTTTGATTTCTTTCTCTTCAGCTCTTACAGCATCAAGACGTGATTTCAAATCTTCAATACGAGATTTCATAACACCAGCTTCATCAAAGCCTTCTGTACCATAACCTTCAGTTCCTTTCAAGTCATCATAAAGATTTCTCTCAAGGTCATAGTCTTCACCAAACAATGCTTTGTAAGGCCCAATCATTGGTTCAATTTCAGCACCGTAAGCACCTTTGAACTTGTCATAAGCCTCATTGTCTGCATACTCATTTGCAGCAGATTCAAGTGAACCGATGATTACGTCGTTACAAGTGTGTTCCAACATTCTCAAACGTTTATCGAAGTCACTCAATGTACTTCTAAGTTTTTCCAAAAATTCTTTATTCATAATCTTTTATACTCCATTATTTTTTAGCAGCAAAGCTGCATTTATTTTATTCTATTTGTTTTCTCTGCCGTTTTTGTAATCAGCATAACGCTCAGCGAAAGTCTTGAAACCTAAATCATTTTGAGACTTTGTTTTCTCAAAAATTACTTCATTACCATCTTTCATTTTGACAGTAATCTTTACTTCAAAGCCACTTGAAACTGTATCAGCAATTTGTTGAAGGTACATATAGTCCATATCAACTCTTGCTAATCTTCTCTGGGCTTTTGTAATCTCAGCTTCTTTTTTACATATTTCCAGAAACTTCTTCCACGCCTTGAACATTATTATCTCCTTCTAATGGATTTGCTGCTTCAACTGGACTAGCCATTTGGTCATTAGTGTCTTGCGCAGGGAACTGATAAGCATTTGCTTGAGCAGCAGCTCCTGTCAAATCCTGAGTAGCACCTGCGGATAAACCTTCTTCAGTAGCAGGAGCAATTTCCTGTGGCTGTTCATTACTTAGGTCAGCAAAACCTTCTTCATTCATTATTTCAAGCAATCTAGATTTGAGCTTTTCAAGTTTCATTACAGCATCTAAATCTTTACTTGAATAAAGTTTATTTTCTTCAATAATAATCTGAGTTAGCAATTGCTGGTAGCCAACATAATCAGGAATATCATAATTGTCATTTTCAATAGCATTACTAATAGTAGCGTCAATTGCATCCTGTACTGCTGAAGCACCCCTATATGCTTCCTCAAGGTCTGGGCTATCAAGATACAAAGCAACTTTATCTGTAGTGATAAGACCAATCTGAGTCAATTGCATAATCTGTTGTATTTTAGTAGCAGGGTCTTTTGAAAGAGCAGAAGCAGCTGAGAATTGAATCTTGAATAAATCTTTCTGTTTTCTAATATCTTCCCAAGAATAATCTGCTGTATCAACTGATTTTGGAAGAATGTCACCTTCATTGATTTCCATAATAAGATTTGCTAAATCAACGAATGCATGTACATAATTGTCAACCTGAGTTTGGAATCTATCTGATTCTATATCTTCCATTGTAGATAAAGCAGCACCGGAATCCAATCCTGAAGGTTTCTGTGATTGAGCAGAAAGCTGTGAAATACCAATAATCTCATAAGCCTGCTTTACATAGCTATCAAGTAAGTTCTGCCAAGAAGGGTCAAAAGGAGCTGGAGTAACATTTACAACTGGAAGTTGATTCATTCCAGGTCCCATCTTTACTGTATAAGCCATACCTGTTCTGTTAGATATATCTTCTTTTGTCAATGAAGAACCAGCCTGAACATAAGTAACATTTCCTGGAGTCAGCTGAGCAGCTGTAGATATTTTCTGATTGATAAGGTCAATGTTTGTCTGAATACCATCAAGTTCATCTACAACAGAAACGGTTTTTGTACCAAATACAGGTCTTGTATGGTAAATTGCAATAGCAGGAATAACATCTGCTTTGTATGGCTTATCTAAAGCTTTTGCATCATTTACATAAGCCAACATTTTATGTTCAATAACATCAAAGAAAAGTTTGAAGTTTACATATTCAGATGTATATTTTCCTTTTATTCCATATCTATCTAATTGAGTAACTGGCATGTTTTTATACTCAACTAAAAGCTTTGTAGGCTCGCCGTAACCCTTTTCTGTATTACAAACTGCTACTTGCCATGTTCCAGGTACTTCAATATCTTTTATAAATGGATTGAAGAAAATATATCCAATACCAAAAATACAGGCATTACGATAGCCTTTACTTATTTTATCCTGAACGTGCTCTTTATCATAAATAATGTCAAAATACTGTTGTGCTTGTTTTACAATTTTACGAGTTGAGAATAAACCATTTACAGGGTTGAAGTAAGGCCTAACTTTCTGATTTGCTAATTTAGAAACCAATGCATCAATAACAGATTTTACAACATTGATTTTTGGACTTTGTGCTAAATCAGAATCTTGTATATTATAAAAACGATAATTCCAAATTGAGTCATCATATTCAGTCAAGTAATTCAAATCAACAGTAACGTCATTCATATATCGAGCTAAGTTGTAGCTATAACGTTGAATGTTACTGTCTATAATTGACTGAAGTTTTGTTTTACTTCTATCTATGGACCAGTTGCTCATATTTACATATTTCCTTTATTCTATTTGTTATAAAATAAAAAAGGCTACCCTTTCGAGTAGCCTAATATAGGAGATAAAGCGGTTTATAAGAACTCCGCCAAACTTATACTTCAATTAGAGAGAAGCAACACCAGCAGAAGCTGTACGTCTAAGGATGAAGTTACCATAAACGTGAGCTGCAATCTCAAATGCAGGTCCGAATGAACCAGCTGTACCTTCAGTGATTGTGAACAATTTGTCCATATTCAACTTAGCTGTTGGCTGGTCACCAATTCCCTGGTCACCTACTGCTTCAATGTCAGCTTTTCCAAGCTGGTCATTAGATACTGGGTCAAGTACCTTTCCTACACCATTGAGGTCGTAGAATGCAAGGTCATCAGTATCAAGCATGTAAGCTTTTCCTTCAGTACAATAAGGGTCAATTACTGTACGTCCAACAAATGCATCACCAAATGCAGTAGCCAACTCTGAGTAACCAGCAGTGAAGCGGTTCTTGTCATTACCACTGTTTGTTGCCTGCCACAAGTTTCTCTGAACACCAAGTTCAGCACCTACAGCGTCCCAGGTTTCGTCATTGATAAGAACTACGTTGTTCAAACCACCAGCACGTTTTGTTTTCTTGAGCAAGTCAACTAATGTGTCTGTAAGTGGAGTAGAACTAGAAGCGTGGTCTGCTTTTGAAGCAAACTGTCCAGACAAGCGGCTTACTGCTTTAGAACGGTCCTGTCCACGGAATGTAGCTGTGATATAATCAGAAGCGAAACGGGATGTTGCATCACGGTCAAAGTAAGAAGGAAGGATTTCAGCCAAACCTTCGATACCCTGGATAGAGGCACCATTTCTTGCACCATACAATTCGATGTAGTCACCTTCGTAAACTGCTACAGCGTTTGTTGCATCAAATGTGATTGTCTCATCATCGATAGCTGTTACAGTACATACAGTATTTACAAGTGAGTCAGAAGGAAGAGCAGTCTTAGTTGTACCGTTAGAAGCGATAACGAACTTTGTACCGATGTCCATCTTGATTGCACCAGCAGAAGTAATCTTCCATACGTTACCAGTTGTAGCAAGAGTTGCATCAGCAGGAACCTGGTCAATTACACCATATTTACCACCGTAAAGATACATTGCCAATGTTTTTGACATACCATCGAAACAACCTGCCATTTTGTTAGCAAGAGCCTTCATGTAAGCACCACGCTCTTCTGAAGTTGTAAGAATCTCTGGCTGATTGATGTCAAACATACCTACCATATAACCCTGCTCTGCAGTCCATTCAATGTTTCTTACACCATTGATAGAACCTGACTGTGAAGCTGATTTCAACATACCATAGTCAGAGCTGAAGTTACCACCATTACCAAGCTGTGCAGCATATTTTATTTCTTTACCTGCACCCCAATTCTCTTTCTTGATTTTATGAATAACAGGGCTGTTCTGATATTTGTTGTTAGCAACACCAGAAAGATAAACTGTCTTCAAAAGGTTTTTGATTTCTCCATTAGAAACAATTCCCATTTTATATTCCTTCGTAGTTTATAGACTTATTGCGGTCTCTCATTATAATCTATTTGTTATCTTCGAATTTACTTATAAGTAACGAGGCTGTCGTTCTGATTCTTCTATTGCTTTTACTGTAAGTGGTTTATATCCTAATGGTGTTTCAAGTGAGGCTCTAACATCTAATTGAAAAGTTCCATGTTCATCTATATAAAACCTGTAATACAATTTCTTCTTAGGATGCTTACAAGAGTCCGATATTTTCTTTTTATGTTCTTCTGTCATCTTAGCCATTTCTATGCATAAACTCCTGGATATGTTCAATCTGTTTGTGGCAGTAATTTATCCAATCTCTATTACGAGCTTGAAAGTTATCCATCTGAGCATCCTTCCAATACTCAATTGCTTGGAGGCATTCCTTAGTCTTTTCTTCATCTAAACCAAAACCTATTTTATGTTTACCATCTTTTGTTTCTATTGTATATTCTGTAAGCATTAGAATGTCCTCACTATATGGTCGTAATGTTCAACAGGGTCACCTGAATCATTTTCAGTAAATAAATCTTCAAATGAGTATTTTGCTAAACAATATTTTTCTTCATCAACTGTAGACTTTTTTCTACAAACAGACATTGCAGCCCAATAGCATAATGTTGCTAAACTTTGGAACTTATAATTTTTATTTTTCAAATAACGTGTTACTAAAATCAAAGTGGCATCATCCACTTTTTCATCGAAGTTTTGAACGAAATGAAACTTATTCATTTTCAAAATGGCTGGGCCTAATGCATCTTTGAACATTGGCATCAGCTTATCCCAAACTATTTCTTTATCACCAGTTTTGTTATATTCAGCTTGCCAATATTCAAAATCGGCCTGCGCTTTTTTCTGTTCTTCTTTACTAAGTTGTTTTTCACAGGCCATTTATTTACTCCTTTACCAATGTAATAATTCTTGCATCAACAGGTTTTCCATATTGATAGCACAAAGACTTTTCCAATGAATTGTATAAAAATAATCTATCTTTGAAAAGCACCCAGTGGTTGACGTGCTTGCCATCTTCACTTGTTCTTTCAAAGTTTACAACAGCATATCCTTTTTCAGGCAACTCTTTTATAGAATCAATTCTTTTCTTTTCAACTCGATATTTATAACCAGTTGCTTTATTCATCAAAGCTTCTGCGTCTTTTACATAACCGTCTTTGTCCAAAACGGTTCTGTCATCAATAAGTCCAGCAACTAAAACTGAAGCAATTGTTGTTTCTAAAAATACTTCATTCTTTTCTTCTGTATCTGCAATCATATCTAGGGCTGCATACAGATAACTTACAGCCAGACAACAATTATCTGCAATGTTTTTGAATTTTGTTTGTAATGCCATTTTTTTATTCTCCTATTTACGCAGCATCAGGGCCGTCGTTGTTATCAAAACCACATTCACAGTAATTGAAACTGTCAATGTTCCTATCATCAACTTTTTGGTTTTTTCTGATTTCTGCAATTGTTTGCTTTGCTGCTGAATAATCTGATTTTGATTGTTCAGTGCGGTTTCCCAAGTCTTCGATTTCACTTCCCACTCGTTCAGTAAGTTCTGCTGATTGTCTATCGTTGTCTCCAATTGTGTTAGCTGACTTTCTGAAACAGTATAAAACTGTTCCGAGTGAAGCGGCAAGAGCAGTGAAAAAACCAATAATAAAATTACGAATCTTTTCATTCACTTTTACACCTCTTTTATATATTCAACAAAATCTTTTACTGCAACTTCTGGCTCAATGTAATCAATTTTTGCTCCGGAAGGTCCTAACAAACTAAAGTAAAGAATGTCATTTCTTCTACATTTTTGAATAACATTTTTATTACAGCAATATCCAAATGCATCTGGTAATGAATGCCCCCATAAAGTCATAACTTTTGTATTACCTGTAATCAAATGCGCTAATGAACTATCAATTGTAAAGGCGCCTAAACATCTATCTGATTTTGACAAAGTATAATAAACAAGATAAGGAACTACATAGTGTTCACATTTTTCAATCTGAGGTTCATTTGGTAAAGCATATTGAATAACCGCTACGTCAGGATTTGCTTTTTTGAATTCATCAACAAACTTTTGAGCTTTGTCAATTGGATAATGTCTTTTCAATGGCTCATGTTCATAGTCATAAGGCTTTTTAGCCCAATCCCCATCCTGAGGTGCATCTAAAGGGGATTGCCCACCAGCAAACTGTACAAGAATAAACTTATCTTTGATTTTAGATAAAATGTCTTGAACTTGATTTGTAAGCTGAGGAAATACTTTTTCTGGGTTCAAAGTAAGTTTATTATAATCCTCTTCTGGAACTTCTGGTACGTTCAATAATTTACACCAAGCATCTCTATAATTCAACTTTTTGTAAATAAAGTCGGACATATCATAAAGACGATGTTCAATAATTTCAGCGCCTTCTTCAAAAGCATCAAAAATAAAATCTTTTGCTTCCTCAGGTTTATAATACTCAATACCTGCAGCTGCAAAGATATCCCAATAAGGACTCATTACTTTTACCTGATAATCTGATTTTGGTAATGACTGAATAACACGAACTAAAGCAATATTATATCCCAATCCGCCCTTTACATCAATAAAAAACTTTTTCATCCATTTTCTCCTATTTATGCCAAGTATCTAATTCTTCTTTTATTCTAATTAGTATTTCTGGGTCTTTCTCATAATACCTATAAATCCAATGCAGGCACTCATGTGTCTGATGATTCAACATCACAAAATCGTTACTGTTCTCGAGGTTTTCGTACTCCTCTGCGCTTAGGTTTCTGTGATGTAGATTCGCTCCCTTGCACAGCTTCTTCTTTGTTATCGGGTCTATCCCCTTCTGTTCCACATTCTTTTGATGGCGAAAGTCCTTCCACTTTTTGCTCTGTCTGAAGTTTCTTTTCTTTTTCTGTGCTTCGTTCACTTTTTCCTCCGAGATATTTTTCTGTAATAGCGATTGCTTCATTCATCGAAGCAGTAGCCTTTTTTAGTTTTTCGTGACCAACTTTCCAAAAGTCAATAAGTTCTTTTATTGTAACAAGTTCATCACCTATTTGAATTATATAGTCATCAATGATGGCTGGCATTCCAGGCTTACTTACCGTGTTATGCAAAACATTTTCCAAATAGCTTATCGGCAAACTCATATTGTTTTTCCTCCTATAATTTTAGATATTGTTCCAAATAAGCTCTTGCTTCTTTTTCTTTTGACATGTCTTTGCAATAAATAAGCTCGAGCCTCATTTTTCTATTTGGGTCCCAATGAATTTCTGGAAAGTACTTTCCTTCGTCATATATTACATACTGAGCAATTGTTCCATTTTCATACACACTAAAAAGTCCATCACTAAATTCTGCTTTCATATTGTTTTTCCTCCATTACTTTTTCCAAACCACCCAGTTCCTGAACCAGTAGCAACTCCAGTCCATTCTATTCTTCTTGTAATCTTTCCTTTACACCAAGGACAGAATTGTTTGTTTTTCTGTTCATCATATTTACTTATTGGGATTTCAATATCCCAATCTTTATTACATACAGGACAATTGAAAATGTAAACCATTCTTTTACTCCTTGTAACCAGTATATTTAGGAGCAGGGGGATTTATTTCTAAACCTACTCCTGTTCTTTTCCAACCTTTTGGGTCTCCACCCATTTCTAAAATGATTTCTTCTGAGCCTGCAACTCCCTGCCAGTCAATCCATTTTTTACCAACTCTTTTTTGAAGAAGAAATCCCCATTTATGATAAACTTTTCTTTCAAGTGGTTTTGCCATTTATTTCTCCTATAGTAGTAACAAGAATAACCATACAATTAGTAGAGTTAGTCCAAGTGAAACTCCGCTAAAGATAAAAGCTAAAATAGAGAAAAACCAGCCTGTAAATACATATGCTATAGCAATAAAAGAAACAGCTACACACAAAAAAGGTGTAAGTGCAATCAATAATATTGATACAGGTATGGCTAAAAGAATCAAACCTAAAATAAATAATACACTCATTTTTTTATTCTCCTATATATTCACATAATTATATTTATAATAATTAGTTAGTGCATCTGGAAAAAGTTCATTCCAATCATTTATAAAATCATCCACAACTTCTTCTTTGGCACCGGTTACTGGAATTCCTTTTTGTCTTTTGTCATAAACTATTTTTATTGTTTCAATCAAATCTTCCATTTTATTCTCCTTTTTATAAAATTAGTTTCATCTTTCAAAAATTAGTTTACGACAATCCTTTACATCAATAACAGCTTTTTTAGTAGTTTTGTATAAGTCCCTTTTCATAAAGAAACAATCCTCAATCGGAGGTATTTTATTTCTAATAATTTTTGCTGGTACAATAATTATATTATCAGCGTTTATAAACATAAAACAATCATTTGCTTTATTATCTAATGCGCAAAACCAATTACCATTTTCATCGTGTTTATAAGCATCAATCAAAACTTCAGTATTGTGTAAATGCTGGCAGACCTTCAAGTCGTAGGTATACAAAGCTTTTTCCTTTGCTACAATAAAATCAATTCCTATATAATTTAGAAAACAATCTGGTGTTGTTATAATCATATCATTTGGAAATTGGGCCTGTAAACATTTCAAGGCTTCAGGAATAAACAAAGCTTCTGTATTGTTTGTTTTATTCGTATCCTTATATTTCAAGTAAGCTTCATGAGCTTTACTGTATTTATCTTTCAATTCATTTATATTCATATAATAATTAGTAATATAAGTATGATATGTAAATAATAATAATAATAACAATAGTATAAAACTTCAAAATCAGTTTACTACGATACATCTGTATATATCTAATAACAAAAGATTATAAAAAATTATGCATTTTTCATATATTTTTTACTAACTATTTTATATATTGTAATTATAAATAATTCATTTTATTTATAATTGCTCTTTGACATTCCTAATACTATACCTTGCCAATAAAATAGTTTTGTGCAAATTATATAGTATGGGCTTTACAGCTTTGTGCCTAATAACAAAACTAAATCATATTATAAGGAGTTTTATATGATGACAACAAAAGAAATCAATTTACTTATCGTTTTAGGTAAAAATTCAAAAAATGAATTGGCAGCTAAGGAAGCCATTTATCTTGATAAAATTATGAAAGGTAAAATTGTTCCTGATGATACTTACTGTCCATTTTTTGAATATGTAAAAGAAGAATATCGTAATTTAGGTGAGGAACTTACAAAAGATGAACTTGAACTTTTTATATCAGTAATCAAATTATATAATGAAAAGCATTTGACTTATGCTGCTGCAAAAAGAATGCTATCAAAATAAATTTTCATTATAATTGCTACTTTTTGTTATTCTATGATAATATAATTATAACAGCAAAAAGTAGCTTTTACTTTTTCACTAACTATACTAATTATATATAAGCAAAAGTAACCTGGCAGAGTAGCGGCCGCCTTTGTTACTTTGCCAGGAGAAATTGCATATGACATTATTAGAAAAAACTTATCAAATCTTACATCAAGAAAACAAATCAAAAATTGAAAATGAATGGACTTATGAACCAAAAAGACCTGAACATTCTTTTCAAATCAATCCTTTCAATATTCCAGAAAATAGACAACAAGTAAAAGTAAAAGAATATCTTGCCAAAACATTAGCTTTTATGGATATGGTAAAATACAAACGTTTTTCAGATGGCTTTACCGTATTACCAATTTCCTGCAAGAACAAACGTTTATTATCAATGTTCAATAAAAGTCAGCCAAGGGTTTCAATGTGGATTGATTATCTTATTGCTATTGGTTTATTAGCAGAATATAATGAAACATATCAATTCAATGGATTTTATGATAAATTGAATCATAGTAAATGTTATGTATATTCATATGATACTGAAACTAAAATAAAAGAATATTGTATATCTAATAATATAAATAAATATCAAATAAGAAATATAAATAATAACAATAGTATAAAACTTCAAAGTATTGAAAACTTTGATAAAAGGGCAGTTCGTTTTAGTTCTAAACTAAACTTATTGAGACCTGAAAATTGGTCTTGTGCCAAGTTTGAAGAATATCTTATACAATGTTTATATGAAAATTATCCTCAATTGAAACATTATCAGGAGTTAGCTGACTTGATAAATGATACATTTTATGCTGATGACATTGATAGACAAATTCAATTTGTACCAACTTTTACCTGGCGTAAAGGAAATAAATGCATTATAAAAATTGGTATTCGTGCTACTAATCCTTTAGTTTCAGCTAAAAAAGAATATGACGAAAAAGATGAAGAATGGACTATACATAAAGATGAAATATTCAATAAATACGGTTTGAAATATCATTACGATGTAAAGTCCTCAGTTCCAAGATTGACATATTTTTTGAATACAGGTGATTGGCTTGACAATTCGATAGACCTTTATGAAATTATGTATAAAAGATTTATTAGTTATTGTCCATCCGAGGCTAGTGAATGGAATAGTAAAACAAGAAAAGTATTCAAAGATTTTCATATGCGTGGTTATTTTGATAATTATTCAACTATTGCAGGGCATATCAAAAGACAATTGTCAATGAAAACAGATTATGTGAAAAATGAATGGTCAGACTTAGATTATGTTATGCAGTCATATAAAAGAACTATTGAAGAAACAATCGGCGGCCTTTATGATTCAGAAATCTTTTTTCACGAAAGTTGTATTTATATGGATGTTTTATTTGAACTTTTGAAGAAAGGAAATGATGTATGGCAAGTATATGATGAATGGAATACTAATAAAGAAGTAAATGATATTTATAATATTATAAATAATAAAGCAATATTATATTATAATAATTATATAAATGATAATAAAGAATATAATAACAATAGTATAAAACTTCAAGATGAAGTTATTGATGAACCAATTGATATTGAAAATCTAGCTGAAATTGCATTGGATATATCAAATAATAACTTTTTTGAGAAGTCACTAAATAAAACATAAGGAGATAAACAAAATGACGAAAGAAGAGAAAAGTTTGAAGAACGATGTATTGGACATCTTAGAGGACTATTTAGCAATTGCCGCAGAACTCAATAAAGGGCAGTCCCTTTCAGTTCGAGCCGGACGTCTTGATAATCAAATGAAAGAGACAAAAAAAATTATACATCGTTTTAGAGATGCTATTATAACAGAGGAGAAATAGAATGAGAAAATAAACTATAATAATAAACAATAAACTATTCAGTGCTGGTGAATAGTTTTTAGATAGTGCAAATCCCTAATCCCGATGCAAGCTAAGGATTAGGGAAATTTTTAGTTTTTGAATCCGATGGCTGGGTGTATTCCAGTACTTTTCTTTTACTATATATTCCTATAGAAAAATAATAAAAAATTATCAAAAATTTTTATACTTTTTGAAAAAGTCTTTTATATTATTATTATAAAAACAAAACAATAAGGAGTTATTGAAATGACAAATGCACAGAGAACAAAATTTTGGTTTTCAAGTTTAGATGGTAGAAAAAACTTGGTTTTAGTAGAGACAAACACTGGAAAAGCTTGTTTCTTCCAGGCTGGTTTCCCAGAAGTATTTGGAGCAGAAGCTTGCACAGGACTTTGGAACTTATCTTTTGAAGAAGCTTTTGAAATGGTTATAAACCTTCCTTGGGGTGCAGCTTATAATACAAAAGCTCCAACAAGAAAACAGCTTGACCAGCTTATCAAGTATTACAATAAGTAAAAATAATGAAAAATTATCAAAATTTTTCGAAATTTTTCTATCAAAAATAACTATATTATAAACATAAATAATTAGATAAGGAGTTATCAAATGAAATTCACAGTAGTTAGCAAAAATCAGACAAGTTGTACATTGGACGAATCACAGGATGTTATCACATCAAAGTATTCAAGATTCTATGGCAGTGATGCTAAAAATTACAAATACAGCATTGCAGTTGAAACACTTCCAGGCGGATTTAGTTGTTACTTCCTTGGATTTGATTCAAAATTGAAAATGATTGAAGCAATGTATTTCATTATGAAATGTGCAAGAGGTTCAGCTCATATGAACTATAACAAAAAACATTGCTTTATTGAAAGATTAGCTGCAAGACATAATGAAGATGCACCAGGAGTTTCAGTACTTCTTTTGGATGACTTTGAAGATTGGCCAAGAATATATTTTGGAACTTCTGAACAGTTTGAAGAAGCAAGACAGAGCAGATTATTCTAAATAATTTTGAAAAAAGTTAGTAATTTTTCAAAAATTACTAACTATATTGATAATATAAATAATAGATAAGGAGTTATCAAATGGAAAAAGAATTCGAATCAGTACTCAAGAACTTTACGGATGCTTTGAACGAAGTTTTGAAGCATTTTGACAAGAAGCAGAAAAAAGCTTTAGAGTTGTTGTTAGGTTGTGAGCATTTAGAAAGACAATTTGATACATTACCTGAAACAACTTTGAAGATGTTAGCTTATGGTTACCTTTGTTCAGAAGATATACTTTGGGAGCATAAAGACTTTGAATATCCGGACGAGTTTGAACAAGTTTGGAAGGTGTATTATTTAGGAAGCAACTAATTATATCAAAAGCAGTTACAAAGACTAACGAACAGAATGAAACGTCTTTGGTAAAGCTTGAAAGAATATTCTGGTAATGGATTTTATAACAAGCGCGCCAGACTGAATGTAAAATTTTTTCAAACTTTTTTGAACTGCTTTTGAATTTTTTGCCTATATTTATAACATAAGAAATAAAAACTAAGGAGTTAGTAAATGAAAAAATTCAAAACAATCGTAACATTCAAAAATGGAAACACAGGAGTTCGGTTAGTAGGTGCAAATATTATTTACTTTGCAGAAACTGGAATGAGTCCAAAGGACATTACAATGACAATAGATGAATACTCTAAATACAGTGAGTATATTGAAAAAATGGCAGATAAGCCAAGTGAAGCTAAAAAAATTGCTAATTACAGAAAACAAATTGAGACTATAATGAACCTTACAAATCAGATATTATCAGGCGGAATTCGTATAGTAAAATTATAAAATAAACTAGTTTTTTAGGAGTTAGAATATGAAAAAGATTAGTAAGGAAGTAAAAACTTATTGGCTTTGGATGTTCGGAATGGACAAGGTATTTCAGGACGAAATGTTGAACCATTTCAGAAACTATTACGGATTCAAAGGTACCTTTGAAGAACTTATAGAAATATTGCAAAAATAATTGAAAAAATTTGCCTCGGTTGCACTATATTAGATATATAAGAAATCATAAGGAGTTATGACAAATGAAAAAATTCACAATCACAATTTTATTATTACTTTTTGGTTTTACATTACTTCCTGCTGAAGTTATCAAAACAGGTGACCATTCCTTTTATTCAACAAAAGAACAGATGGAATACATTGTTTGGGATGACTGTACAAAAGCCTGCCAGCTAAAACTTCTTGAATGTACATTGGATTTTGCTAAAGAAGAAAATGCTGAAATTCATTGGATAAAGGATGTTCCTGATGAAGTTCTTGAGGGAATGAATACAATGGGAAATTGTGTTATTGCCCAAACTCATTACAAAAATGTTGAGATTTGGAATTGGCAAAAGTCTAATGGTGAAACTTGGTCAATTTTTATTATTTATAATAGAGATGCTTATAAGGGGAGATAAAATATGAAAGAATATCCAATTCCGCTTTATGAACTAAGCAATGCAATCAAAACAAGAAAATACGAAAACTTGTATGTTTCTTGTAAGATTGAAAGTAAGGGTCCAAAACATTTTATTACAGCAAAGTCAAATGTTACAAATACAAAAACTTTTTGGCTTTACGATGAAAAAACAAATGAATATTATGAAATAGGAGATAGATAATATGAAAAAATTTGAAACTTGGTCAAAGGTACACAACCTTTTTGCAGCAGCACTTGTACTTTTCTGGTTTGCAGATTTGGTATTTACAATTATAGGAGCAGCCAAAGGATGGTCAACAATGACTTCAGCTGAACGTAAGTTTGCATATCTAAATGGGATGGTGGATTTGCTTTGGTTGTTTGCTCTCTCAATTGAACTTACTCTCAAGAAGGCAGTCATAAGACTGTTTGAAAGTGTTTTAGGTATTATAGACTACTTGGAGAAGGATGCTGAAAATCAATCCAAGGCTCTAAAAGCAGTAAATGAAAAGATTGAACAGGCAAAGGAGATAAAAGAATGATAGTAGTAGTTATGTTTGATATTTTTATTATGGTAGCGATTGCGCTTGCATTATGGGGGAATAAATGACAATACTTATACTTGGATTTATTACAGCATCAATATTGCTTGGAATTATTGAATCAACTTTATTCTTTGCAATATTGGAGGAGTGAATAAATGACAATACCATTAGCTAAAAAATCAATTGAAGATAAAACAGCAAGAATCCGAAAAAACATTGAAGCTGAACTTGCTGATAAAACAGAAAAGAAAGTAAGAAACATTTTTTACTTGTGTCGTTCAGCTGGGGATTTCAGAAGCATTTATGCAGTAGCAGGAAATAATAATCAAATCTTTGCCATTGCTTTTGCGGATGAATATGACCAAGTAGAAATAGTAATCTAAACTTTAGGTACTACAATATCCTGGGAGACGTATACATATTGTGGATAATAAGAAACAGTTCCATAAATGTATACGTCTTGATTTTTTATATGCACAAACACAGCTTCATTATTAGGTGTTACCCCAGTAGTCCATACATCATAAGGAACCGATACTAAAATTTTTCCAACCTTTGTAAATGTATCATAAGACTTTGTTATCTGAAACTTATCTCTAATACAAATCAAATGACCACTTCTAAAACTGTTTGTGTTAGTTCCTAACAATTGAGTATCTTCTTTGTATTCCAAATCTTCTGCTTTATAATCT